GGAAGACGGAAGAGTACATGGTAAAGTTATTACTAACGGAACAATAACTGGAAGGATGAGCCATCAGTCGCCCAACATGGCTCAAGTTCCTGCTGTGTACTCTGAGTACGGAAAAGAATGTAGAGCATTATGGGTAGTAAACAAAGGTTATAAATTAGTTGGAGTTGATGCTTCAGGTTTAGAGTTAAGAATGTTAGCACACTACATGAATGATAAAGATTATATACATGAAGTTGTTAATGGTGATATACATACTACTAATCAACTTGCTGCTGGATTAAATTCAAGAGATGAAAGTAAAACTTTTATTTATGCATTCATCTATGGAGCAGGTTCAAAAAAGATAGGTAGTATTATTGGAGGTTCAGAAAAAGATGGTGAAAAAATTAAGGAAAAGTTTTTAAAAGCAACACCAAGCCTTAGAAGTTTAAGAGAAAAGGTAGAAAGAATTGCTAGTAGAAGATGGGTTAAAGGACTTGACGGAAGAAAAATAATAATAAGATATCCTCATGCAGCATTAAACACTTTACTTCAAGGTGCAGGTGCAACTGTTATGAAATATGCGTTGACATTGTTAGAGGAATATGTTAGTATAAATAAAATAAAAGCATTTCCAGTAGTGAATGTACATGATGAGTTCCAATACGAAGTTGAAGAGAATAGAGTAGAAGAGTTTGGAAAGTTAGCAGTACAATCAATTGTAGATGCAGGTAAACAATTAAATGTAAGGTGTCCACTAAATGCAAAATATAAAATCGGAAACAACTGGTCAGAAACACATTAGTACATTAGCAGACGATATTAAATCTTTGATTGCTGGTATTTCTGAAGGTAAGTCTCTGAACATGACAGATAAAAACATGGATGTATTCTTAAAGAATATTAAAGAAGCTATGTTAGCTTGGAACACACCACGAGTAAGACCAGATAAAGAAGGACAACTAAGAATGTCTTCTATAGGTAAACCATCTAGACAACTATGGTATGATAAACATAGTCCTAAGGATAGGAAAGATGAAGATGCAGGAATGAATTTAAAATTTTTGTATGGTCATATCATTGAACACTTAGTACTATACTTAGCAGAATTAGCAGGTCATAAAGTAGAAGACCAACAAAGAAAAGTAGAAGTAGAAGGTGTAGCAGGACATATAGATAGTATAATTGATGGTGAGATATGTGATGTTAAGTCAGCTTCATCATTTAGTTTTAAGAAATTTAAATCAGGTGAGATAGTAGGTGATGACCCCTTTGGTTATCATGCTCAGTTAGCAGGTTATGAAGCAGGATGTGGTACAAAAGCAGGTGGCTTTCTAGTTGTTGATAAATCAAATGGTGATATATGTTTTTATAAACCAGATGATATGGCTAAACCTAATGTATCACAATTGATTAAAGATTTAAAAGTTTCTTTAGTTAAAGATACACCACCAGAAAAATGTTATCCATTTAAAGAAGAGAAGAATGGTAATAAAACTTTGGCTATTGGTTGTCAGTATTGTTCTCATAAATGGGAATGTCATTCAAATACTAATGAAGGTAAAGGATTAAGAGTATTTAAATATGCTAATAAGAATACAATGTTAGCTGGTGTACTTAAGAAACCTTTAGTAGAAGAGATAACAGAACAATATAAAGAACAACGAACAACCTTTGGTAAGAGAATATGAACGCAAAGAAAATGAAACCAATAAGAAGAAAAGCTAAACATATATTAGTTGAATGGTTACATACTTTAATGAGTAAGGAAGAAGCAAGTAAGATTACTTATAAAAATGTATTTGCTTTTATGCCTAATCAAACTCATTACTATGATGGTGATACTTTTAGACTTCAACCATGGTCATACAAATGGATAGTTAAAAAATTAAAACGTAATCCTCTGTTGACAATTGATGATTTAAATGATATGTTACAACCAACTGAACAACAATTAAGAAGACACAGGATGTCACAAGAAGGACCAATCAATGACTAATAAAAATATGTTTAAAGAAACAACTTATGATAGCTTAGGTGAGCAAGTAGATGGTAGCCATTATAAAGATATGGAAATACAACCAGCATTCTTTATTAATGAAAATCATTTAGAGTTTGCAGAAGGTAATGCTATTAAATATATATGTAGACACAAAGCAAAAGGAAAAGAAAAAGATATTGAGAAAGCAATTCATTATCTTGAAATGATATTGGAGAGAGATTATGACTAATGAATCACAGATAACACAGTTAGAAAAAAGAGCAAGAGGTTTTAGAAGAATCATATCTTCATTAAATGATTTACCTATGTATGGTATTAATAATCATTTAGATAAAATACTTCATGTTAAAATAGATGCTTTAAAAGACCACCTTAAATTAAAGATAACTAGAAACAATGATAAGTTAAATGAAATGTATACTGAGAGTGTAGATAGTTTAGCTGATGATGATGGACAACAAGGTGAAGTAGCACCTGTTGAAGTAGACCATCATGCAACTGATAAGACATTTGAAAATGACAAGTAAAATTGTAGGTATTAATGGTACTCCAGTAATGGAACTAGATAAAAAATATCATATAAGAATTTGTTTAATAGGTTCAGATGATATTGATATTAAAAATGTAGAAACATTTGGCATGGCTGAGGATGGTTTTTTTATGGTTAAGTCTTTAGATAATAAAAGATTCCCTATCTTTATGACTAGCCCTGCAAGAATTAAAACAGTTGAAACATATACAGACAATCAAGAACCTATGACAAAGTTAAAGTCTGAAAAAGGTGATGATGATTTTCTTGTAGATTTATTGAAAAAGAAACATGAAGACCAATCGAAAGCTTAAACAAAAGAAAAGAGTTAAAAGAAAAGAAGCCCACTTGATGGGCTTTAAATTAATTATAAATAATCAAGGACAATTTATAACTGAGTTGTCTAACTATCCTATGGATAAAATAGGAGAACATTTTAAGAAACAAAATGCTGGTGTTATAAAAGCTTTATTAAGAGAATGTAATACTAGATTTAAAATGTTATCAGATGATTTAGAAAAAATTGCATCTGATGTTTTCCATTCTTAAATTATCTCGTGTTCAGTACAACTATACTTAGTTGCTAACTTAGCATTATTAACATCTTCTATTTTTTGTGTATTAATAATTTCTTTAGATATTTCTAATGCTGCAAAAGTACAATCCTTCCAAGAATTATAATGAGTTTCAATTTCTACTGGTGGTAAACATTGATTGTTTACAAATGAACATAGACTTATTGCTAATATAAATTTCATTTCTTTTTCTTTTGTTTACATTTACACCTTGGTGCAAACAATAATTGATTTACCCATTCACTATATTTATCTAAGACATCACAACATTTATATATAAATCTATCAAGCATTATTTTAAATGTAATTTTACTATAGATTTTTCACCCATGTAAATTTCTGTTTCTGCTTTTGATTTTATACATTGATAATCTATACGATTTGTACCTGACCTCATTGCAATTCTTTTAGCCTTTAAACAATGTGACATAGATTCTTGTATTCTATGCTCACGAATTTCTCCTTGAACAATCATTAAAAGTGCTACAACTATTTCAACCATGACTACCATTCCCATTTTGTCTGACTTTATCTTTTAGTTTTTCTACATCTTCTAAAAGTTTTTCAGTTTGTTTTTTTAAAAATTCAATGTTAATTTTATTGTGCATCATGTTGTCAATTCTTTTTTCTAATTTTTCAGTAGTCTTATATAAATCTTCTACCAACATAAATTGTTCTTGGTCGGTTGGTAACTGCTCACTTTTCTTAAGTAAGTCTGCTTGAAATAATTCTCTTGAAGTTTCTAATGATGTTAGTCTAGAAGTTACTTCCGTATAAGCAAACACACCCATAGCTACTGCTACAACAATCCCTATCATATTTTTAACTGGCATACTGACTGATGTGTCTTGTGATATTTTCATATTAATCCTTTGGTATTGGTAGTATTATTTTTTCACCTGTATCTTCTGTTAAATATTTTGGTATTACTAATTTCTTTTTATTAGTTAAAAATTTATCTCCCATTATTTTAACTTCAGGATTTTCTTTTTTATAATCATCTTTTAACTCATCCCAAAGACTACCATCAGGACTTTTATTTTCAGGAATAACTATACCAGAACACTTCATAACTATTAAATGAAAGTTAGGATTGTATTTTAAAGTAGGATTTTTGTTAACTTTACCACACATCTTCATTAATTCAAGTTGTTGTTTTAATTCTATATTTTCTTGCTGTGCTTTTTTAAATTCTTTTGTACAAGCTGAACCTAAATAATGTCTGTAAGTTAAACTTAATGAGTCTCTTCCATTCTCACTATTATAATTATTAGAAGGACTATAATGTTTATATTCATTGTCTCCTTCTTGTGTTTCTATACGAACATCAAACGAGCCTGTGTTACAAGCATTATATCCATTGTTTAAATATTCATTTTTAGGATAAGCAGGGTCAGTAAAGAAAGTTAGCATTGCTAACAATATAATTATAAGTGTT